TGATAGAAATATTCCTGTGGAGAATCCTAAAAGATATGGAAGTTGCTCTGATGAAAACAATGACAGTTGTGACATACAGTTAGTGCCACAATTACTTAATTTGCAGTATTCTATGAGAGATAGTGCAAGGAGACATACCAATGACGGCTTTAAAGACCGTATGAAAGAAATTCATAGAACGAATCCTGGCAGTCAATTAGGAGATTATACATAATTATGAAAACACAATTAATAAGTCATGATCAGTTAGTTGAAATGAAGGGGGTTACTAAAAACCAACTTGAGGTTTTTAAGCAATATGAAACAGGTAAGAATCTTTTTCTTTATGGGCCTGCGGGCACAGGAAAGACTTTCGTTATTCTGTATAATGCAATCAAAGAAGTTCTTGACCCCAAAACAAATTATAACTGTATTTACATAGTACGGTCATTAATGCCTACTAGAAGTATTGCATTTATGCCGGGCGATGAGCAAGATAAAAGTTCTTTGTATCAAGTACCGTATGATAATATGTTACGGCTCATGTTTAAACTTTCCTCAGAGGAACAGTTTGAAATGATGTATGAAGAATTAAAAAAACAAGGAAACATAGCATTTCTATCCACATCTTTCTTACGAGGGATTACGCTAGACAATGCTATTGTCCTTGTAGATGAATGTCAAAATCTAAACTTCCATGAGTTGGATACAATCATGACCAGAGTTGGTCAGGAGTCCAAGATCATGTTCTCAGGAGATTTTGACCAGACAGACCTAAGAGATGATGCAGAAAAGGCTGGATTAGGTCAGTTTATAAAAATTATCAACGAAATGAAAGAATTCTATTCATGTGAGTTTGATATTGGTGATATAGTAAGAAGCGGTTTAGTCCGTTCCTATATCATTCAAAAATATAATACTGGATTAGGAGATAGAAAATAATGTTACCGTTATTATTATTCAATGTTATTTCTAGTCTTGTTGTAGACAAGGCAACAGATTTAGCAACAGAGCACGTTGAAAGTATGATAGATGATTTACTTCCAGATGCTGCAAAAAAAGAATTAGACAAAGCTATAAAGTCTGACCCCACACACCAATTTACAAATGCTAAAGATGCATTGATGGGTGCTGTTGAGGGTAAGTTACCTATAATTAAAGCCGATGGTACACTTAAACCAATCGAAGTAACCTTTACAGTTTCATATGATCCTACAAATGGATCCATTGATATTCAGAAAGGTTAGTGATATGGCTGATATAATAAGATTATCAAAGAACTTTGCACTCTCGGAGATGGTGAAGAGTGCTACAGCAGAACGATTAGGTGTGGACAACTCACCTAATTTAATACATCTTGTGAACCTGACACATCTTGCAATACATATTTTGCAACCTGTCAGAGATAAGTTTGGTGTAATTACAATTAATTCTGGCTATAGAAGTCCTGCACTTAATGCAAAAGTAGGCGGGTCTAAAACAAGTCAGCATTGTAATGGACAAGCTGCTGATTTTGAATCTTTTTCGACACCGAATCCTGACCTTGCGTTATGGATTACTAAGAATTTAGATTTTGACCAAATCATCCTAGAGTTCTACGATGGAGTTGACCCGAATAGTGGTTGGGTTCATTGTAGTTACAATTTGATGGGCAATCGTAAGAAAATCCTTACTGCACTTAAAACTAAAAGTGGAGTAGTTTATAAAAATGGCTTTGTAAGTAAATAATGATTTTGAAAAAGTATGACAGGAAACTCTTACCAGAGTTACCTGAATTGGTGAGAACAAATATTGGTGGAAAGAGACATTACGAAACACCTAATGGCTCATATCCTTCTATTACAACCGTATTATCGATACGGAATAAGGAAGGGATATATGCATGGAGAAAACGTGTAGGTAATGAAGTAGCCAATAAAATTACGAAAAGGGCAGTCACAAGAGGCACGCACTTTCATAGTTTATTAGAACAATACTTTTTAGGCGAGATAGACGATCTCGACACCTTTAGTGGTGCTGCCCTTGCTAAAAACCCTGCCGTATGGTATCTGTTTTTAGAAGCAGTACAAGTATTAGAAACAAAAATAAATAATATCTACTGTATTGAGGACTATCTGTACTCAGATGAATACAAGGTTGCTGGTGCAGTAGATATGATTGCTGAATATGATGGAGTAGTATCTGTTATAGATTACAAAACTTCCAATACTGATAAAAAAGAAGAATGGTGCGAAAACTATTTCCTTCAAGGTACGGCCTATGCAAAGATGTTCACAGAACGTACTGGAATCCCCTGTAGTCAACTGGTAATATTTATTGTACCCGATAATGGTATTCCACAAATATTTACAAAATCAGTTGATGATTACACCTCACTACTTAAAACCGCAATAGAAGATTTTAATTGTTATCAAGAGAATAAAAAACTTGACATTTGAGAAATTTTATAGTAAGCTAGCTAATAAAGATGGAATTTGACATTATAACTCCAACAAAATTTGGTATCCTAATTGAAGGAATGGTAGAAACTAAAAAGATGACATATATTGATGCTTGTTTAGAATACTGTAAAGAGAAACAAATAGAACCAAATTCGTTAGGGCGATTGGTTAATAAATCATTGAAACAAAAAATTCAAGTGGAAGCAGAAGCACTTCACTTTTTACCAAAAACAAATTCTCTACCAGTATGATGTGGAAGCCTTTGATGCGTATAAAATGTATTTGGGAATACGGTTACATTTTTCATCCCCAAAATATGATTTTGAAAAATATAATGGTGAAGTAAACTGTTCACATAGTTCCTTTTTGAAACGAAATGACCGATACTTTTTTCACAAGTTAGCAAAACGATATTCTACTAGACCAGAATTTCAAGACTTTTTAGTAGGAAATTTTGCAATAGAAGATAAAATAAATCCAAAGTGGTTGACAGGAGATGCAGCCAAAGAAAATTATAATGAATGGACAAAGATACAACAATCAATCTCAAGAGTATTTGACCAAGATTTGAAAACGTGTATAGAATATCATAAACCTTTTGGTGGACTGTTTAAGTGTGAAACTAAAACACATCCACCGATTGTAAAGTTGTTACTACAGAAGAAAATATCTATAGTATCAGCTATTATCCTAGACTCCTTCCTTAACTGGATAGAGTTTACTAACCATGAAGTGGATGAAGATTGGGTTTGGCCAAAACTTCAGAGTTCCCTTCATAATTGTCAACCTTTCATTAAATTCGATAAGGAAAAATGCAAGGTCATATTAAAAAACAGAGTCGAAAACGCAATCCAGAAGATTTGATTCGTGAAAACGATTTTCTGAAATATAAACTGAGAGATCAGCAAAAGTATATTCGCAGACTTGAATATGATAATGCCCTCTTACAACGCAAACAGCAGAGTAATTATGCGAGAAGAAACAAATTTAGAACAGCCTCAGGTAGCTGAACTTTCTTGGAATGGAAAGATAAAACCTGAACTTATATATTGCACTAAATGCACTTATAAGTTATTTGTTCGTGGTATAGGTAGTTATGCTGCGGATTCTTTGATTCATATGTTGTGGATCATACTTTGTCATAGAATACACCATTTCGTAAATGGTGAAGGATTTCGTGACTAAATAATTGTAATACGTTAATACAATAATATAAACAAATAATATAGGAGAATACTATGTCTATTGAAGCTTTGAAAAAGCAATCTAACCTCTCATCTCTCATAGATGAGTACAACAAACAAACAACCCCCGAAACCCAATCCTTTGATGATGAACGGTTCTGGAAACCAGAATTGGATAAGTCTGGAAACGGCTATGCCGTAATCAGATTTCTTCCTGCACCGAAGGGTGAAGATGTGCCTTGGCAGAGAATGTTTTCTCATTCTTTTCAAGGGCCAGGTGGCTGGTACATTGAGAATTCCTTAACCACTATCAACAAGAATGATCCAGTAGGTGAAGTGAATCGTAGACTTTGGAACTCAGGTTCCGAAGCAGACAAGGAAACTGCCCGCAGGCAGAAACGTAAGTTGTCATATTACACCAACATCTATGTGGTGACAGATACCAAACATCCAGAACATGAAGGAAAAGTTTTCCTTTATAAGTTTGGTAAGAAGATCTTTGACAAGATCATGGAAGCCATGCAACCTCAGTTTGATGATGAGGAAGCAATCAATCCTTTCGATTTGTGGAAGGGTGCGAACTTCAAGTTGAAGATTCGTAAGGTAGATGGATTCTGGAACTACGATAAGTCGGAGTTTGATTCTGTAACTCCACTTTTGGATACGGATGAGGCTTTGGAAAAGGTCTATCAATCAGAGTATCCGTTGAAACCTTTTCACGATGAGTCTAATTTCAAACCTTATACGGAGTTGAAAGAGAAGATGGAACGTGTATTAGGTCAGGAAGTAGATAATCGTACTGCTGAACAAGTTGCATCTG